ATTGCTGAAGGGTATACCCTATTTGATGCCCAAACAGCTCGGGCGGACTTTAGACCTGCTATAGCTGAGCTTTTAACCTTGTTAGACTCGCAAATTGGGCGTGGATGGTTTAAAATCAATGACGATCAGACAGTTACATGGCTGGCTATAAATAACACACAAAGCGTTACTTGGTCCAACATAGGTGACGACCAAACCCCAAATTGGGTAGAAATTAATAATTATCAGGCATAGGACATAAATCATGGCATCCACTTACTCCCCTTCCTTACGACTAGAGCTTATCGGGGATGGAGACCAGTCCGGCATCTGGGGGCAAACTACTAACAATAATCTAGGCGCTTTGCTAGAACAAGCTGTGGCAGGGGTTATTACAATCTCTATGACTGACGCTAATTACACTCTATCTAACTTTAACGGCGTAGTAGACGAATCTAGAAATCAAATATTAGTGCTTACAGGCGCACTTACTGCTCAGCGTAACCTTGTAGCCCCCTTGGTAGAAAAGACCTATGTTGTTAAAAATACCACTACAGGCGGTCAATCTGTACAAATTATCGGATCTAGTGGTTTAGGAGTAGTTATTCCTAACGGAGTAGCAGTTGCCGTATATTGTGATGGCATTAACTTTTACAATGCTATTAGCGGTATTGCGGGTAACTTAACAGTTTCGGGTAGTTTAACAGTTGGTGGGCTGCCGGCAGGATTTGCTCCAACGGGTAGTGTTACTATGTATGCCGCAGCTTCTGCGCCTACTGGGTGGTTATTATGTAATGGCGCTGCAGTATCTCGTACAACGTATGCGTCTCTTTTTGCGGTTGTCGGTACAACGTTTGGTGCTGGCGATGGCTCAACTACATTTAATACACCAAATTACACAAACCGCATGCCATACGGAACAACAATTGGTACAACAGGTGGTTCTGCTAACGCTACTCTTGTATCTCACAATCACGGCGGAATAACAGGAGTTGATAGCCCAGACCACGCCCATTATGTTAATTTAACAACTGGCGGGCAGAGTGCAAACCACGTCCATGATTATATTCAAGGTGATCCAAGTATTGCTGGTGGTGGTGCTGGTGGTCGTATTGGTGATTATCATGTAGGACAAACAGCAGGAGTATCTAACGACCACGTCCATGGTGTAGCTGGTTATACCAGCGGTGTAAGTGCAAACCACCAGCATTCAATTGCTCTTGATGGTACTAGCGCAACAAACGCAAATTTACCTCCATACCTTGGTATTAACTTCATTATCAAAACGTAAGGAAAAACAATGTTTATTGTGAACTGGTTATTTGACAAGCTTGGTTATATGCCAAAGATTAATATGGAAGTTGGCAAAGTAGAAGAAGCGCCATGGCCTTTCCCAGCGCCAAAAAGAAAACCGACTGTAAAGAAAGCCACCACACGTAAATCAGCGGTAAAAAAGGTGAAATAAAAGTGTACTATGCCCGACCCATTTGGTTTGTCCGAAGGAGTAAAAACTCTAAGCGGCAGTCTTGATGCAAGTCGGGATGCCAGTAAAGGGCTATCCAAAAGCATTGAAGGAATTCAAAAAGACGGTTTAGATGTAGCGCAGCAAAAAGCCCAAGACAGGTTACGGGAAAGACGAGAAGCAGAAGCAAAAAAAGAAATAGCGTTAATTAGAGCGCTTGAAGCATGGAAGCACAAGAAACAAATCAGTGACGAAGAAGCTAGATTAAAGATTGATTTTGTAAAAAAGTACGGCGCTAAAGAATGGGATGCAGTATTAAAGATTAAATTAGATATTGAAAATCTTCAAAGAAAAGATAACGAAGAGTTTCAGCATGATTTAAAAGCGGTAAGGCGAGTACAGCTATATTGTTTTGCAGCAGCAGCATTAATTGCTTGGTATTTAACTTGGGGTATTAAAGGATAAATTATGTTTGGTATAGACGATATTATTAGCGTAGGAATGAAAGTTCTAGATAAAGTTATTCCTGACCCAGCGGCAAAAGCCGAAGCCCAAGCAAAATTAGTAGAACTACAGCAGCAAGGAAAATTGGCAGAACTACAAGCAGACACGGCAGAATCTCAAGAGCTGACCAAGAGACAACAAGCGGATATGGCAAGTGATTCATGGCTTTCCAAAAATATTAGACCAATGACGTTAATAGCTATTTTATCTGGTTATTTTACATTTGCAATGATGTCGGCGTTTAATATGGATACTAACCGTGCTTATGTAGAATTACTTGGGCAGTGGGGAATGCTTATTATGAGTTTTTACTTCGGCGGTAGAACGCTAGAGAAGATTATGGGTATGAAAGAGAAAGCAAAAGAATGAATTCCAAAGACCATATCATGATTATCGCCGCTTGGTCATTAGTGGCTATAGTTGTTTCTATGCTTTTAATGTTTGGCTATGCCGTTATTGACCCTAATTTTGATACTGATAAAGTGTTTCAGATTATTGGTCCAGCATTTCAAACCATTGTAGGCGGCTTTATTGGCTTAATTACAGGCATTAAAATAGGAAGCGATGATGAGTCTAAGTAGCGCACTTCAAACCCTCGGTATTGACCCTAAATGGGAGGAGCCTTTGCAGGCTGCCTTTGATAAATATGACATTAATACACCCAAGCGTCAAGCAGCGTTTATTGGTCAGTGTGCTCATGAGTCTGCTAATTTTAAAATCTTGCAAGAAAACTTAAATTACAGCGCCGAGGGGCTTATGAAAACGTGGCCTAGCCGTTTCACAACTAAAGAAGTTGCAGATCAATATGCTCGCCAACCAACTAAAATAGCTGGCAAAGTTTACAACGGACGTATGGGCAACACAAGCGAAGAAGAGGCTGCTAAATATTTTGGCAGAGGGCTTATTCAGTTAACTGGCAAAGATAACTATGAACGATGCGGATTGGCTATTGGTGTTGACCTTTTGTCTAACCCTGATTTATTGCTGGATCCACGATATGCAGCATTAAGCGCAGCTTGGTTTTGGAACAAACACGGCTTAAATGAGTTGGCAGACGGTCAAGAACACGGTCAAATTACTAAACGTATTAACGGCGGAACGTTGGGTTTAGATGACAGACTTGTTAAAACTACTAAAGCTCTTGCCGCACTAGGATAACCTATGCCATTACAAAAACTAGTCTTTAAGCCCGGCATCAATAAAGAAGGTACAAACTATACCAATGAAGGCGGTTGGTTTGACTGCGACAAGGTGCGTTTTCGTTCTGGCAATGCAGAAAAACTTGGTGGATGGACACGTCTTTCTAATAACACATTTAAAGGAATATGCCGAGCCCTTTGGAACTGGGGAACATTAGCTGGTGCTAACTTATTAGGCGTTGGTACTAACCTTAAATACTATGTTGAGCAAGGCGGTGGATATAACGACATAACCCCCATTAGAGTTACTTATACGCACAGTACGATTCCTAGCACTGACAATATGTTTTCTACTACAAACGGCTCTAATGTTGTTACCGTAACAATTTCTGGTTATGGCGGTGTGACTAATGACTTTGTTACTATTTCTGGCTCTACTGCGGTCGGCGGTATTCCCGCTGCTGAATTAAACGCTGAACAACAGATAACGTATAAATCTGCTACTCAATTTACATTTACTACAACTACAGCGGCAACATCTACCGTTGCTGCTGGTGGCGGTACTTCTATTACTGCAGCATTCCAAATTAATACGGGCCTAGATGTTGAAGTTGCAGGTACTGGGTGGGGTGCTGGCACTTGGCCTTCTTATGTGGACGCAACGCTTACTAACCCATTTACAGCTAGTGGCGCTGGTGTTTCTGTTCTTACAGTTACTAAAACTGGACATGGTTTAACTACTGGAGACTATGTTTATTTTTCTAGTATCTCTGCGGATGCTTGCGGTATCAATCGTCTAGTGCTGCAAAAAGCGTTTCCAATAACCAATACCGGTGCTAATACATTTACTATTTCTACCGTTATAGGTTCTAATACATACACAACAACTTCTGGTACAGCCTCTGGTGGCACAGTTGTTATTAGTACTCCTGTAACTCCGGTTCGTGCTTGGGGCGCAGCAGCTAGTGTTGGTATTGCACAGCAGTTACGTATATGGACTAATGATAACTTTGGTCAAGAACTAATCATTGCCCCTCGTGGCGGTGAAGTTTATCTTTGGTTGCCCGCTGGCGTAACATACCCAAGCGGTGCTGCTGGAGGACTTGCAACCAGAGCTAAGCTTTTATCAGAAGAATCAACTGCGGCAGGGTACTCTGGACAGTTTGTGCCTAACAACACCAATCAAGTTATTGGCTCGGCAATTCAACGTTTTGTTATTTGTTTTGGCGCAAACCCATATGATCCTACAAATGCTGATACTACGTTTGATCCATTATTAGTACGTTGGTCTGACCAAGAAAATCCCTATCAGTGGGTGCCTGCAGTAACAAACCAATCTGGTGAATACCGACTTAATATTGGCTCTTACATTGTTTGCGCACGATCAACCCGTCAAGAGATATTAGTTTGGTCTGATTCAGCGCTTTATTCTATGCAGTATCTTGGGCCTCCATATGTTTGGGGTTTCCAACTATTGCAAGACAACATATCCATCATGGGGCCAAATGCGTCTATTACAGTTAATAACGTAACTTACTGGATGGGTACAGATAAATTTTACAAATACACTGGTCGTGTAGAAACGCTGTCTTGTACTCTACGTCAGTACGTTTATCAAGACATTAACCAAGATCAAAACTTTCAAGTATACGCAGGTAGCGTAGAGGGCTATAACGAGATTTGGTGGTTCTATTGCTCCGCTAATAGCAATATTGTTGACCGTTATGTTATCTACAATTATTTGGATGATGTTTGGTATTATGGAAATATGAGCCGTACTGCTTGGCTAGATTCTGGGTTACGTACTTATCCAATAGGTGCCGACACCGCAAACTTTAGAATTCTTTACCATGAGAACGGTGTAGATGATGTATCAGGGTTAACCCCAGTGCCTATTGTGTCTTACGTGCAGTCATCTGATTTTGATATTGGTGATGGGCATAACTTTGGGTTTGTATGGAGAATACTACCTGACTTAACTTTTAACGGCTCTACAACAAACGTGCCAGAAGTTACTATGGTGGTATTACCTCGGGTTAATTCAGGTACGGCTTATGGAATGCCAGCTGCACCTGTAGTAGCAAGTACTCAAAACTATACATCTCGCCATACTTATGCAGTGCAACAATTTACTGGGCAGGTATATACCCGCATTAGAGGCAGGCAAATGGCGTTTAGAATTGAATCCGATGGACTAGGCGTTGACTGGCAAATTGGGTATCCACGTATTGATATCAGACCTGATGGACGTAGATAATGGCACTTAATAAATCTGCACCAATTCGTCCTTCAAAAGCGCCAAACTTACCTAACGCTCCAATGCAAGGTTACGATTTTAGTTATTTTGACCAATATTCTAACGTGCTTCGTTTGTACTTTAACCAGATAGATAACTTTACTCAAGCGGTTTTAGTGCCTGCGTCTGGAACGACCGCTGATAGACCGCTAAATACGGCAACAACACCTTTATTTACTGGGCAGTATTACTATGACACCACTTTAGACAGACCAATTTGGTGGAACGGTACAGTATGGAAAAAAGCCGACGGAACAACAGTTTAATATGATAAAATCAACCCAATCTATCCCTAAGGGGCATGTATGAGCCTAAAAATAGCTGCAGAACATTTAAAATCTAAAGGTCGTGGACCTGATACCGAACTTGTCCATATGACCCCTGGCGAGATTAAAGGCTTGCGTCAACTTGCTTTAGCTCATGGTGGGGATTTAACTATCAACCCAGAAACAGGTCTTCCAGAAGCAGGGTTCTTAAGTAAGATTCTACCTGTTGTAGCCGCTGCTGCAGCTACTTACTTTACGGCTGGCGCCGCTGCCCCAATGCTTGAAGGTGCTTTAGGCGTGTCAGCTGGTACAGCAGGTCTTTTGGCTGGAGCTGGAGCTGGTGCAATGATTGGTGGTGCTTCTGCTGGTTTACAAGGCGGAGATATAGGTAAAGGCGCTTTATTTGGTGGTCTTGGTGGCGCTTTATCTGGTGGTATAGGTGCTTACGATGCTAATGCCGCTTTTGATGCAAGCCAAAAAGCTGTTTTACAAGGTGGCGAACAAGCAACTACGCAACTAGCTGGGCAAACTGCTGCGGATACTGGTAGACAAGGGTTTATGAATGCTGCTCAATCTAATACAGACCCTAGTATTTTAAATTCAATGACGCCCCAGCAAGTACAAGCACAAGCAATGATTAACCCGCAAACCATGCCAAACTTGACCCCAGACGCAAGAACAGCATTACAGGCAGACGTACTTAATGCAGCTAATCCAGGTGATGTAGTTCGTTCTGCTGGTATGAGCAATGCTGCTGTTAATGCTGCCGCTCCCGCCGCTCCATCTTACTACAGCCAACTAGGCTCGGGCATGGGCGACATGGCTAAAAAAGCTGCTATCCTTGCAGCCCCTGGAATTGGCGCTCAAATGGCTATATCTAATATGAATTCAGGGCAGGTGCCTACAGGACAATCCACTTCTACACTAGATAGAATTTCTCCAAATTTCCGTGCTCAAGAACCTGCAAGGCCAAACCCATACTATACAGCTCAATATGAAGACTATAAAAAACATCCTTATGGTATGGCTGACGGCGGCGCAGTAGCGTTTGCAAACAGAGGCGTTGTAGATTTACCAAGAGACTCCGGTATGCCTGGCGGAGGCACATATAGCGATACCGACCCTAATACTGCAAAACTAGACGCATACAATGCCGCTCTATATCGTTTTAATAAAGCCAATAAAAAAGCTGGTATTAAAGACGCAGTACAATTTAAACAAGCTCAAGCTTTAGGTGATATTGAAGAAGCCGCCGCTGGTGGGGTTATGCACGGTATAGGGGGTTATTCAGATGGTGGCAGAATGCTTAAAGGTCCTGGGGACGGTATGTCTGATAGTATTCCTGCCACTATTGGCAGTAAGCAGCCTGCTCGTTTGGCTGATGGAGAATTTGTTGTTCCTGCGGATGTGGTTTCTCATCTCGGCAATGGCTCTACTGACGCTGGTGCTAAAAGGTTGTATGCAATGATGGATAATGTTCGTAAAGCCCGTACAGGCAAAAAGAAACAAGCGCCTCAAGTTAAAACGGAAAAATATTTGCCAGCATGAACCTAGATATTTCTTTAGTACCAAATGGAAAAGTAAGCGAGACAATACCTGCATTACTAGCGTATTTTAAAGAATCAGAAAATTGGACTAGGGGTCGCTCAACTGTTGACGATATAGTACGTTTTATTATCAACGGGCAAATGCAATTGTGGGTAATTTTTTCCCCAGAAGAACAAAAAGTTTATGGGCATGTAATAACAGAGGTAAAACAGTATCCACAGTGTAAAATGCTAGTTATTCAATATTGCTGTATTGAAGCAAACCACATGCAGTATGTAGAAGATAAAATGCAAGACATAGCTGAACGTTTTGCTAGAGATATGCAATGTGTTGGAATTGAATTTGTAGGGCGCCCTGGTTGGGGTAAACATATTAAAAAGTACGGATATGATGTTCAAAGTGTTTCGTACCAAAAGTTTTTTAAGGACTAAAAATGAGCATTTTAAGATGGAAGCAAAAAGTAATGTTTGCCGATGGTGGCGTTCTTAGAGATTCTGGTGGCTCTAGCGGTGGCGGTGCTCAGCAATCTACTACATATAACACCAACATTCCAGAGTACGCGCGTCCGTATGTAGAGAACATGCTTCAATCTACACAGAAGCAGATTTATAACGACGACATGACAACGTTTCGTCCGTACACACCATACAGTACTGACGTTAATAATTACTTTGCAGGGTTTTCCCCGCTCCAAAAACAAGTGCAATCAGAAACTGCAAACATGCAGACCCCTGGACAGTATGCTACGGCTACCGGATTAACAGGTGCTGGAACTTTAGGGGCTTTAGGCCTTGCAGGGCGAGCTGCTGGTGCTGGTACTGATTACGCAAGCATGGCAACGGATCCAAGAGCTGTTTCGGCGTATATGTCTCCTTACATGCAAAACGTTGTTGACTATCAAAAATCTCAAGCATTACGTGATTATGGTATTGGGCAAGGTATGCGTAAAGCTCAATCAGTTGGTCAAGGCGCTTTTGGTGGTAGCCGTCAAGCCATTCAAGAATCAGAAGCTGAGCGTAGTTTAGGTAGTCAATTACAAAACATTGCTGCTACAGGTTCACAAAACGCATTCCAAAATGCGCAACAAGCTCAACAGTTTGGCGCTAACTTAGGTTTACAAGGATATCAAACTGGATTGCAAGGCATTAACTCCAGCTTACAAGGCGCCGGTCAATTGGCTAACATTGGCACTCAACAACAAGCTTCTGATCTTGCACGTCTTAATGCTCAAAATACAATCGGTGGTCAGCAACAACAATTTGAACAAGGTAAGATTAATCAAGCTATTAGTAATTATGCTACGGCTCAGCAATATCCGTTTATGCAGTTGGGTATTATGAACTCTATGTTGCGTGGTTTACCATTGCAACAAACTACTACTGCTTCTTACCAAGCACAACCAAGTACGGCTCAGCAGCTTACAGGTTTAGGCGGAGCAGCAGCGTCTTATTTTGGTGGTAAAAAAGAAGGCGGTATTATTGGTATGAAAGAAGGCGGTTCAGTTCCCGGTTACAAGTACGGTGACTTAATTAGCGACCCACAGTTGCAAGGCATGTCTCAAGGTTTAAGTCCAGAACAACTTCAAGGGCGCATTGCCGACCAGCAAGTAACTCCAAATGAGCGTGGTATTTTTCAAGGTACTCAGCAAGCACAACAACGCATGGCAAGTAACCCGATGGCTGCGCAACAGATGGCTCAAGCTGCTCCTCCCCCACAAATGGCCCAAGCCCCAACAGATGCAGGAAGAATGGGCGGTATTGCTCAAGCTGGTGGTGATATGTTTAATACTATGGGCTACGCTGGTGGTGGCATCATTGCGTTTGCTGGTGGTGACATAGTAGAAGAACAGCGTTTACAAGCAGAAAAAGACGCCGCTGCACAAGATGAAGCATTTAAAACAAAAAAAGTTGCATCTAAAACAGTTGCAAAAGAAACCCCTAAGGAAGCTGCTATATCTCCTAGAGAAGCTATGCTTGCTCAAACTCAAGCAATGATGGAAAAACAAGGTTTTAAACCTGGTGCTAGCGCTGATGAGCAGGCTTATGCCGACCTCATTTCAAAACAACAATCTGGTTTGGGTGAAGCAACATCGGCTAAAGAACGTGCCAACATGGCTAAGGCGTTCTTAAAAATGGGTGCTAATCCTCGTGGTTTCTTGCCGGGTGCTATTGAAGGTGCTGAGTCTTACCTTACAGGTGCAGGTGAAATTGCCGCAGGTAAAGAAGCAAGAGAAACCGCATTGGCAGAAGCTAAATCTAAATATTCTGCAGGATTACGTGCTCGTGCCGCTGGCGACATTGCTGCTAGCGATAAATTATTCCATGAAGCTGCACAACTTGAGAACCAACTTAAGATTGCCCAAGGCAACAATGCAGCTACGCTCGGCGCTGCAAGTATTAGTGCCGCTGCTCATAGAGATACTGCCGGTGCTGCACAACGCTATACAGAAGAGCAAATTAAACGCATTCAACAAGAACACAAAGCTAAGACCGGCCAAGATCTTTCTTACGAAGAAGCAATGAAACGTAGAACAGAATCTACTACAACTGCCGCCGACTCCGCAGAAATGAGACTTAGGTCTGCCGCTGCTGGTAAGTTTTCTGATTGGGTTAGCTCAGGTTCACTTACAGATCCTATCTATCAAGAGTTGGTTAAAAAAGGCGATAAAGCGGCTATTAGTAAGTATATAGAAGAGAAAAAAGCACAGATTTATGATGCTTATGGTATATCCCCTACTTCTAAAACTGCCGCAGCACCTACAGCACCAACACCAGAAGTAGGTAATCCTATAACTGTGTCAAATAAAGCAGAATACGATAAACTTAAGCCTGGACAAACATACTTTGATCCGAACGGACAACTACGTGTTAAAGGTTAAGAATGGCAAACTTCTGGGAGCAAGATGCTGCAATTGATGTTAGAAAGCCTAAAGAAGAAAAACCGTTTTGGGAAGCCGACAAACCAGTAGAGGCTAAGAAATCGGTTGAAGGCGAGCCTTTTTGGGCTCAAGACAAAGCAGTAGAGCAAGAAACAAAAACCTCTAATCCGTTTAAAGGTCTATTAGCTCGTGCATCTAGCTTAGCAGGTGAAGGTGTAGAAGCAGTTGCTCGTGTTGCAGAAAACCTTGGAGACAAGTTAGAAACAGCTGTACCACTATCTCAATCTTTAGGGCTAATAACTCAAAAAGAAATTGATGAGGAACAACAACTAAAACCTATGTTTGAATGGGCTAATGCCCTTCGCCAGTACGGAAAAGACATCGGCTATGCACCATCTACGCAGTTAGGTGAAATCCCTGGTAAGCCGTTACTGCTTGTTCCTTTTATTGCAGAGAGAGTTATTGCTTCGGCTCCTGATATGGCTGCAGCGGTAGTTAACGCACCAGCGTATATAATGTTAAGAACTAACGAGATTCTTAATGATCGTCTTACTAATGATAAGAAAAGCTTAGAAGATGCAACTATTGCTGACGTTACTGCCGCTGTTGGCGCCGCTGTAATAGAAACCACATTAGAAAGATTTGCTACTAAAGGGTTACTTAAAACTAAGCTTGGTGCTGAAGCATCTACAGGTGCCCGTAGAATTGGTAAAGAAACAGCGATACAGTCTGGTACAGAAGCGGTTGAAGAAGGTGTTGGTTATCTTGGTGGTACAGCAGGAACTCAAAAAGGCGTTGATGCTGCAGAGTTAGCTCAGAACATGCTTGAAGGTGCTATAGTTGGCGGCGGTTTGGGTGCAGGTGTTCAAGGCGGTAAAGAATATGTAACTAAAAAAGAACGCTCTAAGCTAGAAGAAATTCTTGAGCCGGATTTAGAAGCCAAACTTGGAAGAAAGCCAACAGATGTAGAGCTTGGTGGATTTGTAGATACGTTCTTACACGAAAGAAAACGTGCAGCTGATGAAGAAGCTAAAACGGAAAAAAAGGTAAAAGATGAGCGAACCATTGACACTGGAATTAACACCCGAACAACTGAGCCAAGCGTTCCTTTATCTGAGCAACAAAAAGCCGGTAAGCCCGCCACAGGAACTACAACATCTACCCCTGGAAGCTTGGGTGGAGATACAGGACTTGCTAATAAACCTGGAGTGGGAAAAGAACCACAGCCGACTGCATTAACAGACGACCAGATTGCGGCAAAAGCTGCAGAGTTCCAAGCTAAAAGACAAGCGCTACTAACTCCAACAGGAAGAATACCTTTAGCTAACTCTAAAAAAGGTAAAGAATATCAAGCATTAGTAGCGGAAGAAGAAGCATTTGTTAAGTCTGCAATGGAAGCAAAACAAGCTGCTCCAACAGAAACAGGTGTAACGTCAGAGATTACACCTGTAGAAGTTGAAAATCAAAACGTAATAAGTTTAGAAAAAGTAGCTAGAGAAAAATTTATTGCCGGTGCCGCTAAAGAATCTTTTGATGCGCAGTTATATACATTAAACAAACTATACAACGAAGGTTTTGCTACTGACGAAGATTATCAAAAGTTTGAGGAAGCTATTAAAGATGCCCCAGATCAATTAATGGCTATTGCAAGAGGCACTAAAATTCTTTCTGCGGTTAAACAAAGAGCGCAATCAGCTACAGAACAAAGACTATCAACAGAAGCAGCTAACACAGAAACTAATGCTGCTACTGCTAAAGAAGGTGAAGTTGAAGTTGCTGAAGAGACGTCTGATAAACCCGATGCCCCTACTATTCAAGCAAAAATAAACACTGCCCCAACTGAAACAGCCCCCGTAGAACAAACAGAAGCGGTCACTGAAGTAAACCCAGTAGTGCAAGAATTTGATGCTCTTAACTCTCAAAGACAGATGGCGCTTGACCAAGGAGATACAGTCGGCGCAAGAGAATTAATGCAACAAATGAGCGCAATGCGTAAAGACTTGCCAGAAGATCATCCGTTACACATAACACCCGAGGGTAAAAAGCGGGTTGTACTTACTAAGAGTCAACGTAAAGAAGCTAAAAAAGCTGCCCAAGAACCGAAAGCTGCAAGCGTAGATAGCCCTCGTGTTGATGAAGTACCTAAGCATGATAAGATGTTTAAGTCGGCGCACCCAACCGTATTAGATGCTATTAAGAACAATGATTTACAGTCGGCGCTTAAGGCCCTTAAAAATACAGGTGGTCAGTTCTTATCTAACTTTGCCGACCGACTCCTACAGCTTAATCTAGATACTAAGATTGGCTTTGACTTGCAGTATGGTTTAGTCGATAAATATCTTAAGACTACTGAGCAGCAGCGTATTCGTGTCTTAATGTTCTTAGAAATTTTTCATCCTGAGGTATACAACGACCACTTTAACCAAAAGAAGATGCACACCCCTGTTATTCAGATGTCGGAGTCTTTCTATAAGTTAAAATCAGGCAAATTTAATATTGATATGCGTGGGTTTGAGCAGGACCTTAAAGATATAACCGAGACATTTAGCAAAGGTTTGAACGCTTTAGCGGCTCCTGGTATGTTTTATGACCGTACAGCATCTTTTAATACAGCGACAGGGCCGACAACCAATCATACTTTTGTGCATGAAGTAACCCACGCTGCTTCTTATTGGGCTATTTCTAATGAGCATTTACTAAACGCAACCCAAAAGAAAGCCCTTGCTAATTTAAAAGAGTTGTTTAATTATGCTAAAGCAAATACTAAAGATCAAGGGCAATACGGGTTTACCGACTTGCATGAGTTTGTTTCAGAAGCGCTAAGCAACCCAAGATTCCAAAAAGACCTACGGGCCATGAAATACGCTATGGACTCTAATCAGTCTGCATGGTCTAAGTTTATTCAGTTTGTATATGGTTTGGTAGGTGGCGATAACGTACTATTCCATACTATGGCAAACGCTGATGTTTTATTCTCAGCCAATGCAGACGTAAACTCTAATATCAATCATCCAGTGCTTGCTCCTGATAAATACAACGTCAGCAAGAATGGCAACTTTAAGGTTAATACTAGCGAACGTTTTAGTTTAGGCAGTTTATTTAAAGCTTTAACTTCCGGCAAATTAAGTTGGGGCGACATTAACAAAAAGAATTTATCTAAGTTCCTAGACACAACTAACCAACAATACCGTCGATACTTATTGGGTGGTTTAACATTAGATCAGCTTACAGACATGGTCGGCACAGAGCTTCCCCAGTTCCAGAAATACGTCCGAGAAGTAGATGCAATGATAAACACCCGCAACCAAATTCTTTCAGAAGGCGAAACAGCTATTAGGGATTGGAGTCGATTGCAAGAAACAAACCAACCCAAGGCTGAACAGCTTGCTAAGATGATGCTTGAGGCTACGCTTAACAAAATGGATCCAGACATCCTAGAACCGCAGCTAAAAACTGTTTCTAAGTCTGGTTTAACCGGGTCTTTAAAAGAATACCACGATAACAGCGCTTTACGTAAAGCTTGGCAAGATATGATTAGCGGCCCTGATGGGGACAAAGCTCTTTCAATTTATCGTGAGGTCCGGAGCTTCTATGAGCGTCGTGCTAAAGAATACGTAAACATTCAATTAGATCGTTTAAAAGAACGTGAAGAAGCTAAAGGCACAGACAAGGCAGAAATACAGAAAAAATTGCAAGATGAGCGCAACGAGCTTACTAAAGAAATGATTCAGCCCTACTTTCCAATCAAACGTTTTGGCGATTATTGGATGCAGGTTGGTAAAGGTAAAAAGAAAATCTTTATGCAGTTTGAAGATGCTTGGTCTAGAGATCTGGCTTTGGAAGAAAAAAGACAAGAACTTATTAACGTTGACAAGCTAACTGAAGAAGAAACTGATAACATGCTTGATTCTGGTCAGGGTTTTAGTGAAGGTTTTGGCCAACGCCTAGCCGACGTTGAGCATCTAAAAAAATTAAAAGACCGGGTTGATGCTGAGTCCGACAACATTCTTGCTAGTACAGACCCAGCAGTTAAAGCCGACGAGGTTAACTCTTTACGTGATGCTTTAAAAGATGGCTTTGACCAATATTATTTAGAGACACTTCCAGCACAAAGTATTCAAAAGATGTTTTTACACCGTAAGAATGTAGCGGGTGCAAGTATAGACATGCTTCGTGCGTTTGCAGTATCTCGTCAGCGTGTGGCTTATCAAAGAGCTAGGTTCCAGCACATGCCAGCATTGTTTAGAGAAATAGAAGCTGCACGTACGTTCTTAAAGACAGTTCCATTTGCAGAACGCAATCGGCTTAGAGACTATGTTAACGAGCTAGAACTTAATCTTAAGAACGCAATCTTAGAACCCCCTAAACAAAGTGGCTTAACCACAGGCTTAACTCAGTTTGGCTTTTTGCATTTCTTAACTTCACCTGCTTCCGCAATCATAAATGCTTTGGCTATTCCTGGTATTTATATACCTAATGCTGCGGCTAAGTACGGCACAGCTAATACTACAAAGGCCTTGGCTAAATATAACCGCTTATTAGGCGGCACAGGTTGGAGAAACGACCAAAATGGTCGAGTTGAATTTTTATCTTTATCTCGTGCTGGTTTAGAAAATGTTAATTTTACTGGTACTGAAGATAATCAAGTAGCCCTTCCAACAGGAAAAAGTTTAGCCGACGTATATAACGAAGGAGTTAGACGTGGGGTTATTGATACTACTTTGACTCATGAAGCTGCTTCTATTGGCGAACAACCGTCTAATGAATATACTGGAAGATGGCAAAAGTTTATGTACTACGCTAGCTTGCCATTTCACTCAGCCGAAAAATATAACCGTGAAACAGCGTTTATGTCTTCGTTTGAATTAGCATATAACAAATACATGATGCCAGTAAGCGAAGGCGGTAAGGGTTTTACTGCTGAGAAAGCTTATGACGCCGCTATACAAGATGCGCGTGATCTTACACAAAAGACCATGTTTAACTACAACACAATTAACAAACCACGCTATTTCCGTGGGGACTTAAGAAACATAGTGCTACAGTTTAAGATGTATCCTCAGCACATGACTATTCTTATGTATAGAACTTTGCATCAAGCTATTGGTATTGGACAAGATTTAGAGCTAAAGAAATTTGAAGAAAGCCTGAAGACTGCTCCTACCGCAGATAGAGATGCTGCTATTGCGCAGAAAAAAGCGGATTTAAAGTTAGAAAAAAATGAAGCCATCAAAGCATTTACTGGAATGATGGCATTTACATTTGCATCGGCTGGTATTACTGGTTTGCCCTTATTCTTTGTGTTCCAAGGCGTTGCGTCGGCTTTCCATGCTGCATTTGGTGATGACGACGAGCCTTTTGATTCAGAGAACTGGTTCAAAAATTGGTGTAACAGGACCTTTGGCGGGTTTGCTGGTGACATTATGTCTCGTGGTATTGCATCTAAAGTTACTGGAATTAACTTTGCCGACCGTATGGGGATTAACTTAACTGACATGTGGTTCCCAGACGTTAGAAAGAGTCAAGATGAAGTACAGTACATGCAAAATTTAATGACTAACTTAATGGGCCCAACCATAGGGGCGGGGTTTAATTATGTAAAAGCAATTAAAGATTACAGAGACGGCTACTCAGAACGCGCTATAGAAAGCGTGATGCCTGCAGCTATTAAGAATGTAATGGTTGGTACCCGCTACCTTACCGAAGGCAAAGCAACAACAATGAAGGGGGCTACTTTAGATGAGAATGTTACTCCAGCAGAAGCATTAGCGCAGATGTTAGGCTTCTCTCCAGAAGATACAGCACAAAAACAAAAGGCTTCTTTTGAAATGAAAAATGCTAATGAAGAGATTATTGCCCGACATAACGACTTGCTTAATGCTTTCTTTATAGCAGTAGATGGGCACGATACAGTTATGATGGCTAAAGTGTTAGAAAAAATACAGCGGTTTAATAAAACAAATCCTGGAGTAGCGATTAATGGTGAAGCCATAGCTAATTCCGTTAAACGCAAATATCAAGATCGTGCTTTGGCTAACATTACGGGCGGCATGCCAATCAATAAAAAACTTCTTGGGCAGCTTAATAGTATGAGAGATTATTCTCTATAAAAAACCCCAGCACTAGGCTGGGGTCAAGAACAACTGAAAGGAAGTAGCCGAAACCAAACGACTACAGCCCGATAATACTACTTAATCCTCCAAACACGCAAGCCTTGTACGCCTTTTTCTACTACTACGTGGGCTTTAATCCGGAATTTTAACCTCTTAGTTGTTCTTTTTACCTGAATTAGCGCTTCTTCTGTATCCAAACAAGGTATAAAAAAGGAAGCGCCGACCAAGAATTTACGCCAATTAACGTGAAAGTGCAGTCTGTGGATCAACATCTGGTGCGTTTATAAAGGTCTCGGCATCTAAAAAGTGTTCATTATCAAGGTCAAATACGTGGGCATATACGGGTGGAGAAGCTAGTTTAGTGCCTTTGGATAAGCGCTTCTTAATCAAACCCTTATAGATACCGTCTATTGCTAAACCCTTCAGAACCTCTTTAAGGGTAATTTGATTCTTAGCGCAGTACTCCCTAATCTGTTTAGCGTTAATAAACATCTTCTTATTGTCGGGCTCAATCCGCACAAACAAGTCATTAAACTTAGGCTCTACGATTGGCAGTTGTTCCATACCAGACCGGGAATCTACTTCACCGTTAATTACTAGGGTAGAGGCGCGGTGCTCATTCATAAACTCGCCAATAACGCTAGCTTGGTTTGTAGCCGGTGCTTTAGCTTCTACACGCATTGTGGTTAGTTCTTTAATCATCCAGCGGTATACACGACCAATATCAAAATCCTCAGGAAGCACACCAATATCTTTAGCAATCAAAGCACCAGCTATGTTGCAAGCCGCCACAGCTGACCAGAAACGCTCACGGTTAGTAAAGCCAATCTCTCCGTCTAGCTTTTGCTGAACTTGACCGACTGTATCAATAACTGACTCTAGGTTGGATACCAAGTACTTAGTGTATTCCAAACCAGCATGACCATAATTAGAATAAAGACCATTAAAAATCGCATCTGCTTCTTCTTTCGTTAAGTTGTTTGTCATCTCAATACGGTACTCAATTAGGCGCATAAACTCACCATCAGGGGTAGACTTTAGCGCTGCTAGCTTATCTTGAAAGGAAGCATTGGAACTGCATAGAGCAATGGTTGCCCATTTGGTTGTATTAATGCGCTCGGCGTTGTCCTGAGACTTCATACGGTTCTTACCACGACCTTGTGAAATACCATAGGCTAAGTCTGAAAAATGCTCTCCTGATAGCTTAGTAATCTCATCAATCGTTACAGGCAAGTTGTTCATGATACCAAGGCGGTGAATCATAGCGTTCATAGTGTCTTTCCATTGGAGCATTAACTCGTCAGGATGACCATATACGCTGTTGCACATCTTAAGGATTGTAGATTTACCTGTACCCGATGTGTTGTTAATCAAGTTAATGATAGCGCCCTTAAGATTCAAGTGCTTTAGCAAAGGTGCTCCAAACGCTGTAAAGAAACCAAACGCATGTGGTTCAAACCCTGGCTGGTTATAAACGCTAACAATTTCTTTCCAATCTTCTAGTGAGCCAGTCGGCTGCATCCAGTTTGCTAAGTTACCAGTATCACTAGAAGGCGGGCTATATGTTGCACCGTCAGCAGCTACTTCTTTATCACCAAGAATGAATTTAGAATTGTCGTCTGTCCAACCAAATTGTGTTCTCATAATTTCTACTCTTTCTCTATATTGAAGGTTTTTAATGAAAGTAGTTATGTAGTACATAATCCCTTCCATCTCTTTTTTGTGTGCCGCCACACCATGCCACGCTAATTTCTCACGCAACTTATCAAATGTAAGCGCATCGGTTTGAGACATAGAGAACTCACGTACACCATCCTTAGGTAGATGCAACCGAATCCATACGCAATCACCCTTGCTTGGGTCTTTAAGGCGCTTAACAACATACAAGTCGTGTTCATAAACTGTTATTGGTTCTGAGTCTTCTTCTGCTGGCTGACGATAAACCCCTCCGTTCTTACCCCTAAAATACGGGAATGGAAACTCAGGCACTTTATATGAATGCTTAACTCCGTCATCTGCTTCTACAACAATAGGAGCGTCAGGCTCAGCTACAAGAATCTCGTTACCTAACTGAATAGGATTTTTAATCTTACCTAGGTTGGTACAACCTTTGCAATGTCCAGGATTGTAATACTCCATTTTTTCGCAAGAGTATGGATACGCTACTTTATTAGCTTTGTCTTCTGTGGCTGCATGACTATAGTCAGGATGATCTTTACTTACTAAATGAATAGCCTCATCTCTATCAACGCAGTTTGCAGCAATACTAAGCGCTGCTCTCCATCTCGGCTCATCAAGAGTAGCTTGGTTCTCTACTAAGTTCTTTAACTGATTGCATCCAATACCATCAATGGTTTTAAGCATGATGGTTTTAAACCGACTAGTAACGTTCTTTTTGGTGTTTGTATCTTGATTGTACTGCCGTGGAATATAGTCTGGACCCACAAGCACACCAAGTAGCTTTTTTATATCTTCGTAGTTAGACTCATCAGCCACGTCCAATATTTCCACAGGAAGCGGTGGAGTTTGTTTATAGTTAAATGTCTCAGGTACTCTAAGGATAGACGCACTCTCAGCAGTTCTAGAACCATCGGCTTTAAAGTCATGCTCTTCACACAAGTATTTAATGCGGTCGGCAACGGGTTTCCATTGGTTGCGAGAAATGGTTTGAGTAAGTCTCCAGTATGCGTGGATACCACGTCCTGAATTGACGATCGTCGGCAAAGGTAGATGCACCTTCGCACAGAATTCCTTGAGCGCCGATAAGCCCTCAACTTGGTCTGCATATGGTTTGCCCAAACCACAATCGACGTCTAGCCAAAAAGATTTAAAGTAAGTGCTGTTCTTCTGCGTACGACCGTCTGTGTCGTTGCCATATTTGGCACAAGCAAAATAAACATCAAAACTTTGTGCTAATAAATTATCAATCTCATCTTGCGCTTCTATAAGCGTCTCGACAAATACCTGTCTTGGGTGCCCCGCTTGTTTTAAACCGACAATGCAATACCACCCTTCTGTTGGCAGTACCGCTGTCAATAAGTCTGTTGTTGCCATATCACCTCAAAACCGAAAGAAAGGAAGGGCAGCAGGGGGGGTCGGCATCCCCCTTTTCGTTCCGTCAAACTAGCTGCCCTGGGGTAGACTATGCGCTAAAGCAAGCCTTCTCTAGCAATGATTTTATTTTTTCAGCCCGAGCTTTACTAGGTTTTGCAGCCCCAGTAAACCACTGATATATCGTCATGCGTGAGACGTTAAACTTGCCAGCAATCTGAACAACAGGGATATCTTTAGACATACAATACCGACCAAGCTGAACTCCCATTAATGCAGAGTCCGCTTCTTGGTTAGCTTTGTAAAGCCGAAGGCTGTAGCCTCTTAAACTCATGCTTCTTCTTGGCTCCATCCACTCATGATTGACTTGATGTCTTTCTTAGGTGTCGGCGTTTCAGCTTTCTTTTCAGGGCGCTTCTTCGGTTCAGCAATCGGCTCGGCTTTTTCTTTAGCTGCTGGCTTAGGTGCAGCCAACTTAGGAGCATTTGAATCACCTTTTGGTACGCTCATTTCAATAGCTTTTAATGCTGACGGAGACATGCCTTGCTTCTTAGCCAATTCCCAATCTTCCTCAGATAAGAAATCAACGGGTTTAAAGAACAACTTAGCAGTATCTGAATCTGGGTCAAAACGCATTTCAGTAACCATGTTGTTTAAGTTGTAGCCTTGTGAAGCTACGTAACTACCAAACTGCTCAAATGGCATGTGATCTAAATCGCCTTTACCAAAGATTGACTTGGAAGCTAGAGTCATCTGGTAGATATCGCCACCGACATTATCAGCAAGCGCTACGGCAATACGACGGAAGTGACGGCAAGCACGACCACCACCTGCACTTGAGCCTTTAATATTCTGTGGACACTCGTTACAGTTGTGGTGCTGTGGCTCATCAATACTTGCATCAGGGCGGTCGCCATCGTTAGACCAGCAATCAGGAGGAGTGGCTTCGGCTTTAGGGTTGTAAGCACCAGCATAAAATGTGCGTGATACTTTTTTGGCATTGTTTACTACAACAACACTTAGTGATTCGCTGTTGCTGGTCATTACTTCTTCGCCGTTTACGACCATGCGGAATTTACCGCCACGCAACGAGATACGTTTGCTTCCACCGCCGCCACCCATAAGGGCTTTAGTAGCATCATCCAACTCAACTTTTTTAAGATAGTCGGGTAAATCTTTTTGAAATAGTGCTAGTTCGCTCATTTTAGTTTCCTAATAAAAAATAATATATTGATTGTGCAGAGCCTATAATTAGACTTACGTCATTGTTACCATTATGTAATTTCAACGAAAAATCTATTGCCATTGCCCTAAGTTGTGCGTCTTCCATTATTTGCTTCTCCTTACAGTTATTGAGTATGCGCTATCCACATTTAGCCCCGCGGGTAGCAAGTCGGGGTTTTCTTCTAGGAACTGCTTAATATTTGTTTGATGAACTCTACGCTCTAATAACTCAGGCACATTGTGTTCAAAAATAAAATCGTAGAATCGTTCCCAATCATTAGTCCAGTATCTTGATTTGACTGATCGAATAGCAGTGCCATGCGCCGTTTTAATACTGTCGGCGCCTGTCTCTTCACAGACCTTTAAGATTTGCTGGTTAATGATGTCCATCTGCTCTTCAAAATCGGCTTCAACTCTATCCGCTTCTTTACGAGCAGCATCTCGTGCATCACGTATTTTTATGTATACGCTAACAAGTGCATCAACTGACGGTTTATCGTCCATTTAATTCCTTTCATATTTTTATCGGATCTTTGTCCGTTTATGTAATACTAAACTTAAAGCTATACCTTGTCAAGTATTTTCTTCAACTTCTTTTTTATACAGGTCAATCAGTTTATCATGAACATCTAACTTGTTTTGTAGTAAGTTATACAGTCTTGCTTCTACGGGAGAACCCTTAATATGCACAATAGTCATAGGATTTTTCTGTCCTTTTCTATCAATACGTGCGTTGGCTTGCAAATATGTTTCAATTGATGTAACAGGGGCATACCAAATAATTACGTTAGCTGCGGTCAATGTAACACCATGCGCTGCCGCTTGTGGTTGAATCAAAAGAACGCGTGGATTTTTGTCTTCTTGAAAACGTTTAAATATATCTGTGCGTTTAGAGACTGGGACCGCACCATTAATAACATCGCAAGTGTGTCCTGCTTTTGTTAAATGTGTTTTTAATAATTCTATCGTGTGAGTAAACGGTATAAAGACAAGAACTTTGTGGCTAGCTTCTTCAATAACTTCCTCGATAACTCGTAACCGATTAGAAACATCAAATTCAACAACGCTACCGTTGTCAGAATAAACAGCACCACCGCTAATTTGAAGCAGCTTATTAAGATTAACAGCGGCATTAACAGACGTAACTTCTTCCCCCGCAGCCACCATGAGCATTTCTTTTTTGAGGAGTTTGTAGTATTTCGCCTGTTGCGGAGTAAGGGGGGCGTCTCTGAAAACATGTGTTACCTCTGGTAAGTCCAAACATTGTTCTTTAGTAAATCGGATTGCTGGTTGAAGCGCATCAAATACAACTTCATTAGCGTTATCTCTAGGAACCCATCTATATCGACTGACGTTTTTCATTGTTTGATCTCTAAACTTACCAAAGAATTTAGGCACTCGGTGAGCTACGCACATTTTAGCTAGTCCATAGGCATCTGTTGGGTTTTGTGCGGCTGGTGTTCCTGTCATCATCCAAAGCCAAGTATCTGGTGTTATTAAAGAATTGAGTGTCTTCCAGCGCTGTGTGGTAATTGTTTTATACGCATTGGCTTCATCAACTATAATTAAATCAAAATCACCCTGTGCAATCTCGTTACGCACAATCTCAATACCGTCATAGTTAATAATTACAAACTCGGCGCTTCCGTTGATAACAGCTTTGCGTTTTTCTCTATCTCCATACGCAATATTGACTCGGCGATGAACAGCAAACTTAAACAGGTCGGCTTGCCATGCGGATTGCATAATAGATAAGGGGCAAATAATAAGAACTCGGTTTATAACTTCTTGTTCTAGTAAGCAGTCGGCTGCCCATATTGCCGATGCTGTTTTGCCTGTACCCTGCTCGTTAAAGCAGAAGGCTCTTTGGTTTGTTGCTAAAAATATTGCAGTTTCTTTTTGATGCTCCATTGGGGGGTATACCCCAGGCCACTTATATACATCATTTTTTGCCATTTTTTGGCTTGTTTTGTTTGACTGTATGGTCTGAGTTTCGACTAAATGAACGATTGGCGCTTGGCTTTTTGAGCTTAAGATTGCCTGACGCATTTGTACCGCCTTTTGATAGGGGAATGACATGGTCAATATCCTTGCCTGTCCTGTTTATGCCCTTCTTGTCCATCGCATAGCGGGCTCTTTCCCTCGCATTGCGGGCTGGCTGCTCCCCTCGCTCCTTCTGCTGCTGGTATTCCTTCTTGTAAGGGCGGGGTTTGGTCACATAGGGCATAGCGGTCTTCTTCTTTATGGAAAATATAGAGACTCCCGTCTCCTAACACTACGTATTTTGGCATATTTTCGGGATTTTTGCCGTACATACCCTCAATAACAAGGTCTAAATCCACTTCTACCAAGCCAGCAAACGGAATCGGTTCTATTGTCATCATACTTCCTTAGGTTTGTTAGGATGCTGGTCATACAAAGGGGTCTCCCAAAATCTACTAGCATTTGATATGCCAATAATGTCGGGTTTATCTTGGAGAGTATGTAATTTACCTAATACCTCCTCTGGTTCTCTATGGGTGCTTTTCCATGTTACAAATATAGTTTCAGGATGCTCACATTTCTTTTCTTTAAGCATCTCTATTTTGTATTCGTGAGTGCAATCCATACAGTAGTTGGCTGGGTCAAATGGTTGGTTAACTCGGTTTAATTGCCACATATACTCACTGTGTTGTTCTTTGCTTCTAAAGCAGGGTGGATACCAGTCAGGGTTATGGGGTGTTATCTTATCCATTTTGTTTCTCCAGTCTAGCAATTTCACGGTTTATATACCAAACAGCTTTCTTTAAATCTTCTAAGTGCTTACCTTTTAAATCAGCTCGCCAAACATATTTAATAGCATTACCAAGATTAAAGTTCATATGTTCAGTAATTTGTATGCACTCTATACCCGATGGGTGGTCGGTGTAGTGAACGGGGTGATTTACTGGGTCTATCATTTTTTTAAAGCCTCATTGAGACGCTGTGCTTGTGGGTGTGGTGTAGGCACATAGGGTTTATAAGAAGCGTAAATTTTTGGTTGGGCAACTTTAAATTCATCTTTTTTTGGTCTGTAAGTTATAAATTTTGCTGGTTTCATTTTTTCTTCTCCTCAATTAAATCTTCAAAAGTAAGTCCTTTTTCTTTAAGTAGGGCTTTAAACTTTTTCATGGCTCGTTTTTCAATCATAGAAATTCCTGCACGTTCAACATTTAGTTCGTCCGCTATTTCTTGGTGCGTCATGTCAAACAAAGATTGGTCTTCTGCCTCAGGTATAACTTCATTCATATAATCTGATTTACGCATCCTAGGCACTCTTGACTCTCCTCTTAGGCTTAGCTGCAACAATACCAACTTCCGCTTCAGGTTCTGCATTGCGAACTCTTGACATGTGCTTTGCTATTGCAAACGCTTCTTTTGCGTCGTCTGCTTTATTGGAAAGGATGTTTCCCCTAATAATTATTCCAACCATTGCTAACATAGCACAAGCATCTTCAAAATCTTCATCGTTCATCTGTAATTTCCTTTCCCATTATGCTCACACTCCAACACGGAGCAAAACTTTCTACAAGTAAAATTAGGTTTTGGATTCCACAAATCATGTTCATATGCTTTTTCTAATTGATCTGTTTCTTGTTTCCAACGCAACCAATAAACTTTCTCGTCTTTCTTATTGTATTTAGCCTTAACAAAGTCGTTACATACTACAAAAGCTAGACCCGCTTTTACTTTCTCAATGTCAGGGAAGTGTTTGAACAATGCCAAAGACATCAACTCCAACTGCTTAGTATCTGCATACTGACTAGACTTTCCTGTTTTGTAATCAACTACGTGGGCTAAATCTCCTTCTACAATAACTAAGTCTCCTACACCTCTGAACCAAACTCCTTTATCAAAGAAGCCACAAGGCTCTAAATCCTTGGTCAACCCCATCTTATATTCAACTAGCTTTTCACCTGGTATAGCGTTAAGCACATCCAATATTGGAGTCATATAAGAAAACTTCTCAGGTATTGGTGTACCTTTTCCTATGTAATGCTCAGCCGCTTCGTGAACTGCCTTGCCATATATAATAGCTTCGGTTGTAGGCTCTTTGATATCCTTGATTACCCTTAGATGGTAGTATTTTTTAGGACATTGTTGAAACAACCCAAGCGAGGAATATGACCAAGTAATACTCATGAATTACTTTCTTTAGCTATCAAACATAACAGTCGAGCTTCAACCAATGCGTATTCTGCATATAGTTGGGCATCTTTAAAGTTTCTTGTCAACATTGCGTCTTCAAACTCTTTTAAGTTTTTGCGTATGTCTAATAAAAACTCAGCGTAGTCTATTAATGTTCCCATTCATCATCCAAGTCAGCGTGTTCAAGTATTGTTTTCTTTGCCCGTTCGAGTAGCCATACCATAAGAGCAGAGTCCCCTGTGCTAGAGACTAAACGCTCTGCGCCTTGCTTTGTATAGCCGATAATAACTACGCACTCGTACTCACCAATATTGTTTTCCAGTACGGTGTCGGCATCAATATCTTCGGTTGTTTCGCCCGTGAAAGGTAGGATTTTAGCTGTCATTTTTTAGCCCTTTTTGTAGTGGGCTTGCTACTTTTCTCGGCTTTAGGGGCATACGCATCAACTGCGGCGGCAAGCATACTAACCATCCCCCACTGTACGAGTGTTTCAAGTCCTTGCTTATTAAACTTAATCTGAGCATCGGCTGAACCATCTTTGTTTTCCTTAATAATTTTTACGCTAATTAGCTGGGCTTCTTCAACTGTTGTTTTCTTTGTCTGTTTTAATTTTGTTATCATTTCTCTTGCTCCCTTAACTGTTTATTAAACTCTGCTACTTCTTTCCACCACTCATCTGAATACTTTGCTGGCTTTATTTCTTGTGCTTTCATAGACTTCTCACTCGCTTTCTTTAGTATTGCTCTAGCAAACCGCATAATAAAAGTATCGTATCCAACATTTTTAAGGTGGCATTGAGCTTGTAAATGCCGTATTTCCTCATCTGTCAGGTCTTGTAGTTTTTTAGGCTCAAACCCAGCATCTTCATAGCCCGGATGGTATGGTGCTTCTTCTACTAATTTATTGGTCATACGTATTTCCAAGAGCAATAGCGTCATAGACTTGCTTGGTTGTTTTTAAAACATACTCAATATCGTTAGGGGTTAGTTGCCCCATCAACTGCATTATTTTCATAACCGCAACATCGTTATCTAGCGACTGCGGATCAACTAATTTTTCAATCATCAACATTCTCCATAAGATTTACCAACACCTAGTTCACAAGCAAGGGGTAATGTTAATGCCCAGGACGGCCGCCACTTCATGCACTCCTCTACATACGCTACCGCCTCTTCTTGCTCCTCTTCTTTTACTACAACCATAACCGCATCATGCACAGTCAAAGCAACTTTATATTTTCTAGCCATACGCAACATCTGCTCACCAATAATGCACCGAGCAAGTGCTTGGCAAAGGTTCTCTACTATCTTCCCACCATAAATCTTAATACGACCACGTCTGCTTGCGTAGCTATACTGCTCATCACTATCTTTTTGTAAGTCACGATAGTTTAAGTAAAGTCCACTAGGTAATAAAAAACCTGATTCCGTAAGACTAAGTGCTTGTGGTTGACGCCCGACAGGCGCAGTTTTCTTTTGGCTGAGTGCGTCAAGGGCGCTATTAGCTTCTTTCCATAGTTGAGGGATACGGGGATAAGTGGCTCTATAAACTGATATGATCCTAGCCGCTTCCTCATCCTCAATTTCCACCCCAAAAGTTTTGAGTTGTAATGCAAATTTCTTACTACCCATGCCATACCCCGCACCGAGAATCGTTGTCTTGCCCACGAACCTTTCTCCCGAGTCAATTTCTTTCTCAGCCTTGTTATAGATAGCCGAAGCCATGATTTTGTAGACATCTTCTTTCCTTTCAAACGCTTCAATTAAATCCGTCTGACCCGATAGCCATGCAACTGTCCGTGCCTCAATCTGTGAAGAGTCGGCATCAATTAAAACATGTCCTTTAGGGGCAACGATAGAATCTTTGAGAAGAGATTTACGAGGTAAGTTTTGTAGATTGAGTTTGTCATCGCCTCCCCAGCGACCAGTATGAGCAGCATAATAACGAAGAGGGACTGGCATTTTACCCCGTAAGGATATTTGGATAAATCTCTCTGTTCTAGTTTCTTCAAGTGTGCTTTTAGTTCCAAGTCGTGCGGCGACGATGGCTTGAACCCTTTCGTCAGGGTATTCCATGAGTGCTTTAAACCCTTCGTCGTTCTTAGCAAAAGCATACGTTTCCTTTCCATTAGCAGGGCTTATCTTCATAGGCGGTTCAACCCCAAGGGATATAAGGAGTTCCGCCAACTTTGGGTTTGACATCAATGTATCTTTATCTGATACGCAAGCATCAAGTAATTTTTCTTTACGGGTCCGCACTTGCATAAGGTGTTGCTCAAGTAGCGGTGTATTAAGTTGAAGCACAGGCTCAGAAAACATCTTGATCGTGAGGCTAATGAGTTGTAGTTCCGATTTTGAGAAGCGGTCGGCAAGAATAAAGAATAGTTTGTAGGTTAGTTCCACGTCGTTAATGCAATATTTACCATACGCATTAAGTTCGACAGGAGAAAAATCTGCCCTTCTCTTACCCAGTGCATCAAGGACTTCTGCCCCTTTTGCGCCAAGATTGTATCGCTCCACAAGTTTAGCAAGGGAGTTTCCAGCTTCCAAACCATCTGTCGAACGAGCCATGCTAAGTGTGTCCAACCAAGCCATCGGTTTAATATTAAACCCCCAAGTAAGGATAGCGGAATCAAACATAGCATTATGGGCAAGAGCAAAAGAGTTAGCCCAATCGTATCTATTAAGGAATTCAAGGATTTGCTCATACGATCCACTAAACCAAACTGCATCATTGTCGTTCTCCTTGATGGCTACACCTATGACTTCAAACATATCCGAACGGACATATTCCTCTGTCGTTACTTTAGTAAGACTAAACTCCCTACTGTAATAGGTTTCAAAGTCTAGAGTTATTATGTTCATGTGTAGTTAAATAGCTTTCCGAATATAGTTTTAACTTTTTTTGATTTTTGACTGTCAACTTCACGCTTTAACGCATCTACATGGGCTCTTAGGTGTTCGGTATGTTCAAGGGTTACCGAAGATAGTGCGGGGATCTGACCAACCGAAGGCATACCTTTCACCCGATACCGATTGATTATGTCCTCCAAACTCGACTTTTTTGGGTCAACGAGTTCCTCCAATACTTTCTCGGTAAATTGTTGTTGCAGTAGCTTAGCTCTAGCTTGTTTAAATAGTGTTATGTCTTCGGGGTCTAGTATTGCTTCGTATGACCGAATTAAATTGTCCCATTTAGCAGGGATTCCTTCTTCTATAACAAACTCCTCAGGGTGGGTTTCCATCCGTTCAAGTAAAATTTTTACGCCATCATTCATGTTTTTATTTATCCTAGAGTGAGGGAACTGGTCAGCATCGACCGTCATCGTCGAGTGGGTTGAAGTAAGATTCAAAGAAAGAAATGTTTTCTTCGTTCGCAACAAACGCATGACCGCCCGCAGTCATAATGTTTTTTAATTCTCTTTGTTGTAACGCAGTCGGCTTGTTATCCCCAGCCTTGCACTCGATAGCAACGAACTGACCACGAAAGCAAGCTATAATGTCGGGAACTCCTGAGCGACCAAAGCCGCCAGTAGCGGGGAAAAAGTAGTAGACGCTGTGCTTCTTTAATATCTTGACGACAGAAGCTTTTACCTTAGACTCAGGTGTTGCCATTTGGTTTCGGTTTCCTTATAGTATTGACAGAGTATACCAATAAGTTTAACCAAGTGCAAGAATTATTTATAAGTGTAAACCCTTAGGACATTATGACTAAATGTCAGTTTGTCCTGTATTAAAAAAGGGCAAAGAAAAACCCCGCCGAAGCGGGGTCGTAGGTAAGGTAGATTATGCCCTAGTGCATTTGTAGGTTACATCAACTTAAGCCACATATACCAGATGAGTTAAGCCAACCATGTGAAAGGAAATTACCAATGAGGCAACCTCCCCCCGATTATACATCAGATGCTTGGTATAAAGAAATAGCCACCTTCATATTTGCAACCGAACTGTGCAATAGGTTCGTTAGGGTTTAGCACTTTGAACATAGCAAACTTAGTAGCTATATTCTCAGGCAAGTCATCAAACGATTTGTATTTAACAACAGCGTCGGCTTCTAAGTCGTAGCAAACCAAACTGTTATCTTCGTTAGCCTTGATAGCGTAGCCTTTCTTAGCAGAGTGCGCCATCTCCAAAGCACCAGCACTTTTAAGAAGTTCACAATGTTTTATCCAGTTATCTCTGTCGTGTGCTGATTGTGGAATTGCTGGTAGCTTAACTGTATCTTCCCCCCTTAAGTAAGCATCATGCCCTAGCATTGCATAGAATACAATCTCGTCTTCTGAGCTACATATCCAACGCACTTGGCTTTTGACAGAGGAGAATCCGTTTCTAACAAAAGTTTTAACATTATTACCAATCAAGTCCTTGAGTTCGTCATCTTCCCTAGAGTGAAATACTTTCTTGGCATGGCGCATCGCTACCTTGATGTCTTTAGAGTAGGTCCCGTTAGAGTTACCCCTTTCTTTATGAATACGAAAACTCTCGACCATATAAACTAACTCGTTATCCCCACGATGGTATCTGCGGTCGGTCATGATGTTGCCTAAGAACTCTCCATCTTGATAGACCTTTAGCCTTTTGATGAAGTGGGTCGGCTTAGTTTGTTTCTCTTCGTCGGTTCGATACCACATCTGAGATACACATTCATCGTCTACTTTAAAATCAAGTAAAGGTTTAGCGAGCTTTACGAGGTGGGCAAACTTCTCCAACCCCTCAAAGTAAGGTGCTTCTCTTAGTTTTAAATTAACTGCTGACTTATCTATTAGTATCATGCAATTTCCTCATCATCTGTATAGTCATTAACATACTCGTCTTCACGGCACGACTCGGTTACTATGTAACCATCTTTACCAGCAAAATCTTCTAGCGCAGGCAAGCAAGCCATGTATAACTCCTCACTAGCAAACTGCGCTTCCACATTAGAAGCTCTACCATTCTCAAAGTAAACAACGATTTTCATACTTTCTCCTCAGGTTTCATTTTTAAATACGGGGTCAAAAGACGGATGAACTAAATCTTCATCGCAACATAGCATTTCTTCAATTTCGTTTAGTCGGTGCATAACATCTTGTATCTTAAACAACACCAACTCTCTTATATCACTAGGCAAATCTTCCATACTACCCCCTTAAAATGAAAACTTGCCGAGTATTGCATCAACCTTGTTCTTAACCGCTTCCCTTGCGAGCATGTCTTCTCGTAGTTCGGTGGCATCGTGGTTCATAACTGCGATAGCTAATTCCTTTCGGGCTTGCTCCATAGATGGGTCGCCTGTGAGGTTAAAATGTTTCAGGAGATTTACTAACTCCACAGCATTTTCTAGTAGGCTATCTCTGAACACACGAGGCTTAATCATCTTGCCACGATCTTCGTCTTCATCAGCATCAACTAGATCTACCGCCAACCGATCACTCATACGAGTAAGGCACTCATGCAACCGAGTCCACGCATCTTTCATTGCGTTGTTAAGACGATCTGTATATAGACCTTCGCAACTTGCAATAATCTCAGCTTTTGCTTCTTCGTTGATGTCTACTCTAAAATCCCCTGCCATCGGGACAGGCAAATAGTTCACACTAAACTTAAACTTCCTTGCAATGGTGTCGGCTTCGGGATACTCGCTTCGGTCAAACAAATTACCTAACTGAAAAGCTGCGGCATTAACTAGGTTCGGATAGGACACTACAAACTTATCGACTAGGTTTTGGTAGTTAGTCTCAAGCGTATGCAACTGCTTTTTATAGTCCATGAAGTTAGACATAGGCAGTAAGCGTAGCCCATTGTCAGACCAAGGTAGGGTTTGGGAAAGATGCCATGCTCTAGCATTGGCTGCATACTTGGTGATGGTATCTAAAAACCCTGTGCCTGCTAATAGATTCTTGTTGTAATTACCAGCCCTAGTCTTAGCGTTTTGATCTAAGTCAACCTGAGTTGATACCTTCTTATCTAGTTTCCTAGCAGTCCATGTGCTGATAGATAACTCCACTAACATGGCTGATGATGCGATTGATATACTATTGTCTTGCATTTGATTTCCTTTCGTGGACACCCTGACACAATGTCAGAATGTCCTTTGGTTTAACTACTCAACATGAACTATCTTGCCTACAACGGAGTCGGCATTGAATCGGCTGTTACCTTTGATGCACCACATGACAGGCATGGTGACTGAACCCCACTTATCTTTATCAGAACCAAGATAGCCGTCGGTCAACATGATTACACACTCGGGCTTTAGATCTTCTTTCTTCATATAAGCTGGCACACAGTCGGGGTCAGTCCCCCCACCACCTTTGGCTTGAGTTGATTCAACGAGATTAGCTAACTCCGAACCTAGGTATGTTTCATGTCCTGCTACTCTAGTATCCCAATAGAGTAGATCAATCTTCTCAGGACTAACCTCGTCGCATATAGACTTCACCTCACCCAAGAATTGTGCGAGTTCTTCTCCGCCAATAGAGCCTGATGTATCTACACCTACCACGATAGAGCCGACCTTCTCGTCATAGCTACTCGGCATAATAATATCCATACCGATATAGCGTTTGTGCAGTCGCTTCCATGTTGTTTGGTCTTTGCCTTGCGTTGTGGTCTTAACAAAATCACGCAATGCTTCCTTCCAATCAACCTTCGGGGTAAGTAAGTCTTGCAGTTCTCTAGAAACATTACCGCCCATCTTGCCTGCGAGGATAGCACCTTGCCGTAACGCTGACTCGATTTCCTTGGCAACCTTTTCCTTTTCTTCAGCAGTAGCTTCCTTCGCACCATTCCAATCATGCTCATCGAAACCTTTACCACCGCTACCACCCCCGCCGTTTTCTTCATATATTAATTTGAATACTTGGGCTGAGTCCATGCCACGATACTTCTCGTCAATCAAACCCATGACTTCGCCGTTCTCATCAACAGGCATCTCAGTCACTTCATGGTATGGGTCATAGTCTTGGATTTGTAGGTTAATCACATAGTCACACGCTGCGTTGGCAATCTGTGCGTTCTTCTTGTGTAGCGATTCCCATACAACCAAATGACGATAAGCCTTGTGCATAGTTTCATGCAAGATTAAGAAAGCTAATTGCTTGTCGGTGAGTTTGTCAACGAACTGTCTGCCGTATCTCACATCCACACCATTGGTGCAAGCAGTTTCTAAGTCGTCATCAACGCTGACTTTACCTACCATGAATAAACCTGAGAACAAACAGAAGTTCTTGTGCTTCATCAACTGCACATGAGTCCTCTCTATTCTCTGTTCTGCTGTCATCTTAGCCATTAAGATTTTCCTTTCTATAAGCTGGCATGTGTCCCATTGCCATTAAATACCCATCAAAAAATGCGGGAAGATTAGTCTTGAGTGCTTCGTCTTGTGGCATACCGATTGATACTGCAAGCTGAAGTAACTCTAAGCTAATTGCTTTTGCTTCTGTTTTATTACGGCGGCTTCGTGCCAACACTTCTACCATTACTTCTTTCATGATCCATCTCCCCAAAACAAGTTAATAAAAATGTATGCAATAAAACCCCACGCACATACACCGCTTAGTATAAAAAACGCAAAGATAATCTCTATCATGTTTTTTCCTTAGAATAAGTATTGATTAGTGCGCATCCAATCAACAAACGATTGGCTTGTCAAGAATAGTTTCTTCTTGTCGTCGTTCTTCATACCAGTCAAGCAGAATACAGATTGCAATTCTTTCGGTGTCCGCTTGAGATATTCAAAGAACTTACTGATGGTTTCACGATCTACCTTTTGCACCGCTGAGAAAGCAAGTAAGCATAAAGCTGCGGGTGAGTTCGGAACTTGAGCAGTTGTCGGTGATTTGCAAATCTCTTCCCAAGTTGGTAGCGAGTCGGCGACTTCAACGAAAGCCATCAAGTCACGCGCTGCGGGTGCGCCGATAGTGCCTTCCAATGCACATACAGTAGCATTTGTCGTTACACCGGCACGAGCCTTAAGAATACTGGATGCTCTAGCAAGGGAACGAGGGCTAACAAAAGACTTCTGCGCTTCTTTAGGGTTGAAGATATACTTGTTGCCGTTCTGTGCTGGGTCAAGATATGATGCTAGACAATGCGGTGTGTCCTTTACCCATGCCAATACCTCAGGTGCAATCTCACTATCAACTGCCCATGCGCCCCATGAATCAGGGTCAATAGAGCCGTCGGGATTAAAGCCTGCGTGTGGTTTCTTAATTGCCACCACCGAAATACGATTACGACTATGTGCCATCATGTTATCGCCAACACCGTCGCCTGTGTAATTACCCGCCGTCACAACAATATCTTCGGGGTGTAGTGGCACACCCATAATCATGCGTGGTTCATTAAGCATTGGGTGCAACATATTTTTTACTGCGGTGTGTGCCTTGGTGAACTCGTCGATGAAGATAACTTTTGGTTCGTTAAGATGAAAACCCCATTGCTCGTTTGGATAGATGCGTGTGGTCTTAGTGCTGTGGTCAGGGATTGGAATACCTAATTCCCCAAGTTCGATGTTTGGTGCGTCGATGTAAATGCCTTTCTTGTTAGTTCTCTTAACAATATTCTTGAACATTGATGTTTTGCCTACTCCTGGTTCACCCATAAGATGAACTGTTCCGTTAGCACCAAGAGATATGATGAGGTCTTCTGCTTCTTTGAGGGTTGCTACTTTGTTTAAAAATACTTCAGACATTTGATTTCCTTTTACAGTTTTAGTTGTGGACATTATGACGAGATGTCAGTTTGTCCTTAGTTAAAATAAAAATACTTCTTGTTTACATCATGAAACGGCACACCAACCTCTTGTGTTTCTTTGACAAACACTTCGTCTCTGAAGCTATACTTCAACAACTCCTTGAAACCACGCTTAAACTTATCGGGTGTGCAATGGCTCAGGTTGGCACGATACTGCCAATCACCAAAACAAACTGCCGTATAACAAGCTAGCTCGTAAGCTAAACCTAAGTCGCCCGTAGAATTAAACCTCTCGATATGACTAATAAGATACGCTCGGTTTGCACTCGTCGTCTTATCCCCATGCCATGCAGTAGGAATAAGTTGCGGAGATTTAAAATCTAACCCATGTATAAACTCAGCCATCTCTAGCCGTGTGACATTGGGGTCGATCAAAAGCATCTGCGTCGCATAGTCCACGAATTTCTTATACCTCTTTGCTACTGCGTTCAATGCCTTGCGGTCGGCTTTGTGTTTATACTCTTGCGTTATGGTTATCGGTTCATACACCCCATCTTTGTTGTGCAATGGAAGTTCGCCCCGAAACACATAGCATTTGCCTGCCTTGTTTTGGAAATACCACTTGCCCCTCTCACTAAACACAGAACCAAAAGCCGCCGTTGAATAGTATAAGACTGACATAGTAGTCGGCGACTGCCACTTGCTTGTGCGTAGCGTGATGTTTCCATTGGCGTGGAACTCTACTAAATCGGAGCTGTATACTCTAATAGCATACGACTCTGCCCACTTACCAACAGGGCTACCATCTTCTACTGACTTCATGTTCTTCTCGATGGTATACCAGCTAAAGCGTCGGTTTTTCCCTGCGGGTCTAACTATCTGACTTCTTCCACGAATCGGTGCTGTGTTTTCATAATGCTGTTTTGCGTTAGCAAAGTCTACTAATGCAGGCAAGCCTGCCGAGTTATACCTACCTATTCCCCAACTCATATCATTCTCCTTTTATAAGACATCCTGACACCGTGTCATTTTGTCGCAATGATTACCAAATACAAAACATATAAAGCAAACGCAATTAGCGGAAGCATTACTACAAAGCCACTAACAAACTCTATAAAGTCATCCCATTCAGACTTGGGTTTCCATCCAGCGTATGCGTAGTTAGCATCACGAAATGCTTCGCTTGCTGTGCGGTGAGTCTTGTTGCTCCATATATACTGGGCGGGGTCGGTCTCGCCCAAGTATTGCCACTTCGCAGTTTTCTTTGGTTTAGATTTCCTTACCATCATCTTCATCCTCAGTAAATTTGTTGTTGAAGTCGGTGCTTGCATCTAGAATGTCGAACTTAAATGCTTCTGCCATACGGCTATATACTTCCCGCATTTCGTCAAAGGTTTCACCACCTACTGTGGCTTGGCAATACCCACATGGCTCGTCTTTGTCGTTGTAATACACTTCGCTGATTTCGTAGTAATACTCGGTGGCTTCTTTACCTTCGTGCATATACTTAATTGTTTCTTTAACAATGCGGTTGTTCCAATACATATCGTCTTCCCTTTCTTGCTTTTGCTGTTGTATAAACTCTTGCTCTTTCTCTAACATAGCCCATGCTTCTTCTTCCTCAGGTGTTGGAGTTAGATCTTGTAGTGTCCAAGTTGTCATTGCTTCTCCCGTCTAGTAAGTCAATTAAAGATTCTTTCGCTTGCCATGCCATGATTCTTAGATAGGCTTTAGGTGCGCTGTTAAGCAGTCCTGTTTGTAATTCGGCGATGGCTTTATTTAATATCTTGCGTTCGCTCTCAGTCATTTACCTTCCTTGTAGTCCAGTAGCAGATTGATTGCGTTGTCAAGGTTTTCCCCATAAATACTGCGTAGGTCTACAATCTTGCGGGCAGATTCCTTTCGTCCTTCTGAGTTAAGGGGTGCGTCTTTGAGCTCCCAGAACAGTTCCAAAACCGTATCTTGATCTCGTTCATCGGTAATAAACTCTGACAGTTCGTAATGCAAGTCCTTCATCCTACTCATCATGCTTCTCCTTGTAATGCCATTAACTTCGCTTTTGCTAGGGCAAGCGAGGTATAGCCCTGTGCTACTTCTTCATACTGTGCATGTGAGAATGGGTCGGTGTCGGTAATTAATAACCTAAGCCTTTGTTCCATCTCATTGATTATTTCTAGCAAGTCGGCGATTCTCTCGTCTTTGTAATGCGTTGCCATCATTTCCCCGCTATAAAGTAAGCAATACCATCTAAAAACCCATCAAGGTAAGCGTCGCATGCAATTCCTTCTTTTATCAGCTTCGTATTCTTACCACTCTCGGCATACTCCATTGCTTTAGTTAGTCCATCGTCAAACCACTTACCCCTATCTAGGACATCCTGACCGATTGTCATAGTGTCCTTATTCACGGTTTTCCCCCATGATGAAGCCGAAAGTAAACGCACTTAGGGTTAAGCCAATTACAGGTATAAGCCCGCTGTTGTCCAATAACCAAGCAATACATGATGTCATGATGGCTACCACGATTGCCAATGCTGTTAATACATAAATCATTTTGATTCTCCTTTGACATTGCCTGTTGAATACAAGCCGTTAATGTAGTCGGCTACCACTTGAATAGCCTCTTGTTGGGCTAAGTGTCCATACTCATCAGCAAATCTGATAAGTTCCTCAATTGCTTCTACTTCTTTTTCTGTAATCATTTTGATTCTCCTTTTGGTGTTGTAATTCCTAATCGTTCGTGCATTGCATCTACTCGGTCAATGTAGTCGGCATACTGTTCTTCAGTCCAAGGTTCCCAAGGTTTTAGTTTTGTTCCAAGAGCATAGATAAACGGATTGCGCTCGGCTACCAATGCCCGCTTTTCTGCTATCGTAAGGTTGGGGTTCTTGAGTAGGTGCGTGAGAGAGCCTTTGTTGGCTTCGTCAATTAGCTTTCTGCTTTTGTTGCGTGGTCTGTGTGAGTAGGTCATGTTGTCCTCTTTGGGTTAAGTTGCTTGAGCATATCGGGGTTGTAAACTAGGTAATAGTTTGATTTGTTCATGGGTGCTACTGTGAACTTGCGGTTCTTTGCGATTGCGTCGCCACACTTGTGGCAAGTTAGGGGTTTGGATTTGTCGATAAGAAATGATGCCCTTTTGCCGTTCACATACACTTGGCAGTCTTTGGCGATATTAGCTATACAGAAATAGCGGTGGGATTCGTGGCTTGCTCTTTGTGTGAGATGCTTACTCATCTGATTCTCCTTTGTTAAGACATACTGACATTTGGTCATTTTGTCCTGTGGTTTGTGTGATTGCATAGCTCGACTTACCCTTACAGTATAACACAGAAAGCTAACAATGTCAAGTCCTTGTCCTTTCCTAATCGGTTGCGTTTTCTTGCGTAGGGTTTTGTCCGCCAGCGTCGCCTGCCATTCCCCGCCAGTTCTCTGTGGTATAGGAACAACATAGCCAACTTAAACCGATCTTACAAAAGAAAAAACCCCCATAAAGGGGGTTGGATAGAATAGGGGTTTCCCCCTATGGTTTGGCTCTTATACTGTAAGCCCTTGATTTGTTGCGAAGGTGAGCAGGGTATCGGTGCTTTGTTCCTTTGCCCATTCTGTGATCGCTTTGATTAGGTCTTTGCGATATTCTTCCTCGCCCTTTGTTT